CAACGTCTGTAGTTTTTGTAGACGATAAAAATGGAGTTGGATATAATCATATTCCTCAATTGAGAGAATCACTTTATTTCCAAGCGGCTTACATAAGTTTGCCAACTGATGACAGAACTGATGTAAACAGTAAAAGAGCAGTACCAAATAGAATTTTACATAAAGTTGCAGTAAAGTCAACAACGGGTGAGGCAAATGGAGGCTTTGCTGTTGGACAATCTTATAAGATCGATGAAAATGCAACGTTAAGTCCATACGCATTAGATTATTTTTCTGAAGATTACACATTAACTGGTATTGCTAATCGCGCATTTGTCAAAGTCGCGCAGGTTGGAACAGATAATTTCCCAACTGCACTAGATGTAATCGCCATTGGCATTGGATTCCAATCATCTACATTTGATTTTAATATTGTATCTCCGTTAGGTTATACAACAACTCTTACTTGTACTACTGGGTATAATGCAGTTTATCCAGGAATCTTTGAAGACACTCGTGGATTCTTATCCGATGCAAATAAAGTACAAGATAGTAGATTATATCAAGCATTCTCATATCAAATTAGATCGGAAAGACCTAAATCAGAATGGGGTGAATTTGTAAAACGAGCGGCTCATCCATCTGGTATGGTAGCATTCTCTGATCTACAGATAAAAAATGCTATTGATTTTAATACCGTTACTTCTGTTGATACTGATCTATTCTTCTATGTGGTTATGCCAGATATAGAAGAAGTTCTTGTAAGTGAAACGGTTGCAAAAGATATGCACTTGCCTTCAGAAGCAGATACATATGCAACATCTGAGCCATACTATTCTATGGAGCCAGGTCTTAATAAAGTAGATATTACAGACTTTACTGAGTTACTTGCTAAAGATATAGAAACTGTTTATACAGATGAAGTTAATCCATTCCACGGATCTCTTGTATTCGATGTAGAAGCTGTTCTGATTGACAACAGTATAGTTGATGATAATGCTCCGTTATTTGTTATTGAAAGTGTATTGGCAGATACTTATGATGCAGATGATTTAACTGCACTTGAAACCAGTAAACCACTTTCAGATTCTTATCAGTTTGAAGACACCGATTCTGAATATGCGGTAGATTACTTTGCAAATGATAATGGTAATTATACTGCTGGTGTTCCTCTTGTAGTACTTCATTTTGATAAACATTTTGATCAGCTAACTTTTGGTGCATACGCGACAAATTACTTTGCTGAAGACTATACAGATGAAACTTCAGAAGCCAACTCAAATAATGCTGGTGATAGGGTGCACTATTCAGATGTACCTTCAGTCGAATGGCAATCAGGAATTATAGCAGATACATTCAATGTTCAAGATAGTGCTGTGGTTACTCTGATTATAGTTAGAGCGGTAAATGATTCACTGACAACTGCCGACAATGTAGAATTATTAAATATTGGTTTGGGTCCAACAGAAATAGTTTCAACTGCTGACCCAATAAATGTGATGAATGTTACCACAACATATACAGATACTTACTCATCACAAGATGTCTTGACAGGAAAAGATGTAGGTATGTTACCTACAGAGTCTATAGAAACATCTGAAAATGTGTTGAAATTCCCAAGTATAAATAAAACAGATACATCAAACGCAAATGAATCTGGATCAGTTATAAAAACAGATTTTGTTGATAGTACTGATTACTTCTTAGAAGATTATGTCGCATCTGAAGTAAGAAGCATTGCGTAAGTGTTATAAATAGAATTGTAAAATGTTCGTAAAAACCCATAGGAGATAAAAATGGACAGCAAGTTAAAACTAAACGCTACAGGCAAGTTGCACGTAGCACTTTATGGACCAGATGGTTCTTTGAAAGAAGAGCGTTCGGTTACCAACGTGGTAGTAGACGATGGTCTAGACCACATCGCAAGTAGATTGGGTGCATCTTCTGCTCCAACTGCAATGTCACACATGGCAATTGGATCAAGCAGTACTGCCGCAGCCTCTGCTGATACAGCACTTGGAACAGAATTGGGTAGAGTTGCATTAACATCTACTACTGTTACCAATTCATCTGTACAGTATATTGGAGATTTTCCAGCTGGTACTGGTACTGGTGCAGTAGTTGAAGCCGGTGTATTGAATGCATCAAGTGGTGGAACATTATTGTGTCGCACTGTTTTTGCAGTGGTTAACAAAGGTGCCGCGGATACGTTGAAGATTACTTGGACCGTAACTGTAGCTGATTCTTAATATAGTTTAGGTATCTAATAGTGACTTTACTACTTACAAATCAGGCTAGAGTACAAAACGCTAGGTCATTCTATAGGGATGTATTTAACAATAATGACTACTTTTATTTTTATGCGAGTAGACCATTACCCTGGACAGATGACCTGGTACCAACTATTCCTGAAGACGCACAAACACAACTTTCTGATGTTAGGCGCGATGCTCTCTTTGTAAAAAGAGTTCAAGGAGCAGATTGCTGTCTTCTTGCCACGCGCAGAGATTGGGTAAGTGGTACGGTTTATGATCAGTATGACGATGGTTATACAGCATCAAATACTGCAACTAGTGGAGCTACATCTTTGGCATCATCATTGTTTTATGTGATGACAAGTGATTTTAATGTATATAAATGTATTGAAAATAATAGTGGTGCTCAGAGTATCAGAAAACCAACCAGTACAGGCTCAGAAGTATTTGAGTTAAATGACGGGTACAAATGGAAATTCATGTACCAAGTTGCTGTGGCAGATAGAGGTAAGTTCTTAACGGATGATTATCTTCCTGTAAGAAAGGCTTCTGGTTCTGGTCAACCAGCATTTGATGTAAATGGAGAAATTGATACCCTAACGGTAACTGCTGGTGGTTCTGGATATACTAGTGCACCTATTGTCACTATTGAAGGTGATGGAACAGGAGCATCTGCAACTGCTACATTAACTGGTGGAGCAGTAACAGGAATTACTTTAGATACAGAAGGTTTTGGATATTCATTTGCTTTTGTTAAATTTACTGGTGGTGGAGGCACTGGTGTTGCCGCTACAGCTACTTTAGGATCAACAGAGACAGATACACTACAGTCAAATGTTGAATCACAAGCAGTGCCAGGAACCCTTGATCGTATTGTAGTTACCAATACTGGAGTAGACTATACTTCCGGTGATGCATTAATCACTATTACTGGTGATGGAACAGGAGCAACTGCTACTGCAACTATTAATGCAAGAGGAGAAATTACGTCAGTTACTATAGTATCACCAGGAACAGGATACACTTTTGCTGATATTACTGTTACACAAACTTTAGGTACTGGTAGTGGTGCAATATTCCGAGCAGTGGCTTCTCCTATTAACGGTCATGGAGCACACGCACAAAAAGAATTGTTTGCTACAAATCTTGGCGTAAATGTATCATTTGCAAATGATAATGATGATATCATTGTTGGAGATCCACTCTCATCACCACCTGCTGGTCAAGATTTTAGACAGATCGGTATCATAAAAAATATTACACAATATGGAAGTAGCACATTGTTTACCAATACAACTGCAACTCCATGTTTTATAGTTTCAGTATCAAACACAGGCGAGTATAGTTTAGACGATGTTATAACATCATCTGACGGTGGAAAATTTATTGTAATACAAAAAGTAGATTCTGACGACAACGCCGCATACGATCAAATATACTTACAACGAATATATGGCAATATAACTGCTACGTCAACATTAACAAACGAGACAACATCAACTGGAAATTTGAGTATAAATAGTATTACAAACCCAGAGATAGATGTATTTTCAGGAGATATCCTTTACATTGACAATAGACGACCTGTTGTCAGAGATGTTGATCAAACAGAAACTATTAAAGTCGTATTTAAATTTTAGGACAAAAAAATGGCACTAGACCTTAACGTATCACCATATTATGACGATTTTGATGCATCAAAACAGTTTGAAAGAGTTCTTTTCAAACCTGGTGTAGCCGTACAGGCAAGAGAATTAACTCAACTTCAGTCATATCTTTCTAACGCTATCAACAATTCTGCTAGGTTTGCTCTTTCAGATGGTCAAAGAGTATTTGGTGGTGAGTCCACAATTTTACGTAAACCATATATTAAAATCAATGATGTTGACGCTTCTGGCACTACCGTTGTAGATGCTGATCTATCAACATATGTAGGAGATACGATTACAGGATCAGTTACTGGAATCACAGCAAAAATTTTATCATCGCAAACTGGTACTGACTCTGATAATAGAGATAAGAAAACTTTTTACCTAGCTTACACTGGTGGTAATCCTACTGGCGCTGGATCTGAGGGTAGTTCGATTCACTTTGACAAAGGAGAAACTCTTACTGTATCATCAACTGTAACTGCCAGAAATAATAAAACATTTGTAGTTGATAATACAACAAGTAATACTGACATATCTTTAAACTATTATGGTTATGGATTGTTTTTCGTAATTGCAGACGGTGTATTTTTTGCAAAAAAACAATTTGTAACTCACAACAGACAAGAAATTTTATTAGACAAATATAAAACTGATGGAAGTTTCTACGTAGGTCTTAAAGTAACTGAATCTGTAGTAAATTCTGATTCTGATGCATCTCTACTTGATCCCGCATCTGGTTCATTTAATTACAACGCACCGGGTGCAGATAGATTTAAAATTGCAACAACAATAGCCAAAAAAGCACTTACAGTCGATAACAATTTCGTGTTAGAAGCCGACGAAGATTTCGTTGCTGTTGACAAAATTATAGACGGTAGTTATTATCAAAAACTTCCAGACGATGCTGGCGCTCTTGCTGAACTGGGTAGAATTCTTGCTGAAAGAACGCATGAAGAATCTGGTAACTACATGGTTGAACCATTTACTTTGCAGGTTCAAGAGCATCTTAAAACTTCTTTTAATAATGGTAAATTTGCGTCTGACGATCCTGACAGACCAGGAAACTCGCAAAAATTAGCGTGTATTATTGGTAATGGTACTGCATATGTTGGTGGATATAGATATAATTTTCGAACTCCAACAGTAGTAGATATTGATAAAGCAACAACGACAACAATTCAAGAAGGTCAAACTGTATCAACAGGATACGGAAACTATTTCATTGTAGATGAATTTGTCGGTGCTTGGAATATTAAAGATGGAGATTTAGTAACACTTTATGACACCGCAAAAAATGCGGCATCTGGTGGTGGTTATGGTTCTACCCAACAGCCGCAATCTAGTAATATTATTGGTCAAGCAAAAATTAAAAATCTATATTACGAATCTGGTACTATTGGTGCATCAACTTGTAAATATAGAATATACTTGTATGATATTTCAATAACAAAAGGTAAACTTGAAGACGCTGAAGGAATATACTATTCAAATAGTACTGATAGTGGATTTGCTGATATAGTTCTTGAGGGTAGTCCTGCAATTGCAAAAATTAAAGAACAAACACAAAACAAATTAATCTTTAGGGCTCCATACTCAAATGCAAAAACTATTGCGGCAGCTGGTGGTGGTAGCTATGATACACAATACTTCTATCAAGAAGAATTTGATGTAACTTTTGCTTCTGATGGTACTACAACCATAAGTACTACAGGAACTTCTCAATTTCCATATTCTGGAAGTGTTACCCAAACAATCATCAATCAAAATTTCATATTGGTAGCAACTCAGGCTGCAACTATTAATGGCACTGCAACCCAAGAAGGAAGAGTAATTCCACTAACTCCTTCTATGATTACAAGTGCTAGTACTGGTGCAATCAGTTTCGATTTAGGAACTGTTAGTGGAGCATTTACGGCAAAAATGTTTGTAAAAGTCGTTAATGTTGATGCTCAACCAACACCAAAAAATTTAGTATCTAATGTTTATGTTAAAATCGATACTGCTACAAATTTTGGTGGAGCAAACGGTCCATGGGATTTAGGAATATCTGATGTTTTCCAAATAGATGAAGTTTATGTGGGTTCAACTTATTCAGAAGCAACAAATAATGTGCAAGCCAATTTTGTTTTAGATACTGGTCAAACAGACAATGTTTATGGTCACGGTAAATTAGTTAAGAGTGATACAAAACCAATTTCTACTACCAATAAAAAAATAGTTGTAAAACTTAAATGTTTCACACCAAACTATGCGGCTACTGGTGGAACTTATTTTGCAATTGATTCATATCCAATAGACGATACGGGAAATACTGGTATTTTTTCATATCAGATGCCTGTATATAGATCAAAATCAGGACCTTATAGATTACAAGACTGTATTGACTTTAGACCTTATGTTATTAATACTGCGGTTACATCAACAGCAACTTTGGCTGCCGCAACTGAAAATCCAATCAGAAGTAATACTATTAATCCTCCTTCTGACGGACTACAACACCCATCACCCATAAACAATTTTACAACTGATGTAGAATTTTATCTTGCTAGACAAGATGTAGTAACGATTACACCTACAGGAAAATTTAATGTAATTAAAGGTGTTCCTTCTCTTAATCCTCAAGTGCCTGTAATTCCGGATTCAGAAGGAATGTCAATTGCAGGTATAGGTATTCCTCCATATCCTAGTGTATCTCCATTTCTCGGAGCTATTACAGGACATCCAAATGTAGTAGGTAGAAAGCTGACGTTAGCTCGTAGATATTCTATGGCGGACATTAAGAGAATCGAAACAAGAATTGGTCGATTAGAATACTACACTGCACTTTCTCTTATGGAGCAAGAACAACAAAACATGAACATAGAAGATGCAGATGGAAATACTAGATTTAAAAATGGTATTTTTATTAATACCTTTTCAGATCATTCTCTTAGTGATGTAGGAGATCCTGGATTTAAATGTGCTATTGATCCTATATTCAGAAGAGTTGGTCCTGCAAGAGATCAAACCCACATAGGATTACAACTGAATGATACTACTTCTACTGGAATAAAACAATCAGCCGAAATTGTTACTCTTCCTTTTACAAAGACAGTATTTTCAGAAAACAGATTTTCGTCTAAACCAAGAAATTGTGTAGGCGAGTTATTGTTTGATTGGGCAGGAGATTTAGATGTTTCGCCTAGAGGCTCTAATTCTGAATTGCCACAAGATGCTGGAACTAGATATGTTAATGACAATAGCCTTAATACATTTGGTCAGATTTTAGCAAATGATATTAACAACGCTGGAATTATAGCAGACTATGATATAAGTTTTGCATCGTCAACTAACGACAAAGTAGTAGAGCCATTTGAAAGAAGCATACCGGAAAACGAAATTATTACCGGTCGGACCAACGGCGATACCGGTGGAACTATAATGTATCCCCCAGAAAGCATGATTCATAACGGCGTTTATCAAGACGCAAATACTAGCACTACCATTGATGCTGGGGGGAGCGATCAAGGTGGTCGTACCAGAGTAGATGTTAAAACCAGTGGTACTATATCTATGGATGCTTATATTGGAGCAGACACAATTACTTCGGTAACGGGAAAAATAAAAGGGGAAACAATATCAAATAGTACGACCATGACGGCTACCGCAACTAAACGAATGCTTACGGCATCCTCGTCAGTTCATAGTCATCAACAAGTAGACATAGGTAAAAAGTTAATATCGGCTACTTTAGATATGTATATGAGAGAAAAACTGCTCTTCTTTGTCGGACAAAGATTAAAACCCAACACTAGAATGTATGGTTTCTTTGACGGAGAAAAACTAGTTGGTAATGAATTGTGGTCAATAAGAGATGGCAATACGACTATTGGTGGAGTTACAAAATCTTATATTCAACACGTAATTGATTATAAAAATAATTCAAGCACTCCTAATAATGCTCAAAATTGGCAGGACTATGCTTGGAGTATTGGTGGTTTAGGCGCCACTCAGCAACCTGGTCATTTTTCACATGGTAATGTAAAATCAAATGCTGATGGACTTATAGCTGGATTTTTCGAGCTGAGACCAGGAAGATTTCTTGTTGGTGAAAGAATTTTAAGATTTACCGATGATGTTAGAGATCGTCCTGAATTTGTAACGACTTCTTGTGAAGCGCCATTCAGTTCCAATGGTATTACTACACAAGCACAAAACACCATTATATCTACTGCTGTACCAAAAATCACTTTGGGTAAGACCGCTCCCACAACAGAGGCGATTGAGGGAGGTACTTGGACACACGTTACAAGTGTCGAAACTGTAATTAAAGAATTCGATGTTAATGCTACAGTAACGACTAATCCCAGACTGCATATTAATCTTGAGAATGATGTTACCACTCACGTTGAAGTAACTGGAGGATTTGATCCTATTGCACAAACTTTCTTTGTATCA